CAAGGTAGTGGTAACTTCACGAAGACACTTCAAGTTCCCGCTACATCTCACAATAAAAGAGCAATATTATTTCAAAATGAAATAAACACAAAAAAAGATAAAGCCTTTGCAAATGGATTAGATTGTAGTGTTAAAGCAAATGGGTTAGAGGTTTTTAGTGGTAAAATGTTTTACGACGGAAGTGAGTATTCTGAACATGGAGAGGATTATTTAAACTTATCTATGGTTGGTGGAAACAGTTCTTGGGCTGATTTATTATCTAATAAGAATCTAAGAGATTTAAACGGAAACTACTATAGGATTACGGGGTCGTCAACTGCTAATCAGTTTTCTAGCATGTGGGCTGCGAACTTATATGATAACGCTCAAAATCAACTTCAATTTCCTTTGGTTGATAACGGAGCTTGGGGTACAATTATAACTAGCGAAGAAGTTAATCCTGATAGATGTGCTGTTGATTGGCCAAACGTAAAATGCTCTTATAGAGTTCTTTTATTGTTAGAGCAGATTTTCAAAAACATTAATTACTCTTTAGATAGTAACTTTTTTGGAACTAATCAGGAGTGGACAGAAGAATTTGGATATGAATTTAATGGGTTTATGTCTAAAGTAATAGGCATAGCGCCTACAATGAAATCTCATGAAGACGACGTTAAGGTTTCAGAGTTAAATATTAGAATGAATAATTCTAGGTGGTCAATGTGGAAACACATTAAGAATGTTAATTCTTCAGATTTAAACGGATTAAGACCCTATGTAAGGAGTATAGCAAAACAAGCTAGTAATGGTGACGAGCAAAGGTATTATGTTGATTGGTGTTTTTTAAATTTTGACCAAACTCACACTAATGGTGGCGGGGCAACTCTTGGAACTCAATCAACGGCAGGCGGTAACTTTGTAGGTGGTGTGTGGGAGCAAACATTTCCTTTAATAAACTCTGGTGACGGCAATCAATCTAGGTCTACAATAAGCGTTAATCAAAGTGGTTTTTACACGATACAAATTGATGTAAACGCAGATTTTGAAACTTATTTTGACGGAAAGATAATCGCTCCTGCTTATTGGTCATATACCCCTACTACTGATTCAAGCGCACCTGAAAGGCTTTTTTCTGTAGCGTTAGTTGATAGCACAATAGGGAGTAATGGAATGGGTGGTAGTGATGAGTTTATTGATGGCAATAGATTAGCTGCTTTAATGTTTAACTTAAAGGATGAGTCTGCAATTAATTTAGGTGAAGATAGTTACGATGACACTAGAATATCTTTGCAAATAAATCAATATCTTTCTGCAAATAAAGAATACGCTATATTAGCTATGGAAGGTATTTCTTCAGGAGACGGAATTTCGTTTGTAAATTCTCAAAGTGGAAGTATTGTAAGCTCAATGGAGTCTTGGGGAACATGTTTTAAAATAAATGAAGTGGTTTTAAATATGTCCTTATCTGAGGATAGAAACCCTATGGAAGGGTATTACACAATGATATATGATGATGTTAGTCCAACTGTATCTTATAGAGAAGTTTTACCTGACGTTACTCAGATTGATTTTGTAAGCGAAATATCTAAAATATTTAATTTAGTTTGGGCTACAAACGAGTTAACTCAGCAAGTAACAGTTGAGCCATTTAATTCTTTTTATGACTTTAACGGAACTACTTATGGCTATTTAGATTGGAGTGAAAAAGCTTTAATTGTAGATGTTGAGGAAAATGGATTTATAAAAGGTAACTTACTTTATGCTATGAATGAAGATTCTAGCGATTGGTGTATTAACAACCTAATAACTGCTACTGAAGGTGGGTTTGGTGATAAAAAAATATACTCAAACAGAAACATAAATGGAGAAGAAAAATGGCAAGACTTATCACTATCTATATTTTCAGCTATGAAAATGGATTTTGATTACTTTATTCAAAGAGAGTTTGCTCCATTTCCACCGTCTAACCCTGCATACGAACAGATGAAGCCTAACCCTGTACCTACTTTTCTGCCTAAAATTTGGGGTGAACCTGATTCTCCTTTAACACCTACTATACCTGAAGAAAAGCCTTTACCAAATAATTCTCATCAACATAAGTTAGCTTTTATTTTAAATAATACTAAGCAGACTGTTTCTGATGAAAAAGATATATATTGGGCAATAGGAAGAGCTTGGTATCCTTTCGGTTCGGAAGATGACGGAATCTTTGGTGTTAGAGGCCATATAACGCACTCTCAAGGTCATTATATGGAAGTAGCTTCTTACTCTCCATTTAACTCAGAAGCTCCTAACGTAACTTTTTCAGACGCTTTAGGTAGTAGTGTAAGTGATGAGGGATATTTTGAGGGAGGGTTATTCCATGTTTATCACCAATCTTTTATAGATAGCATGCTTTTGAGGGATAAGAAAATAACAGCAGAAGTTCATTTAACTCCAACGGATATTGCTAACATAAACTTTAGACAATTAATTTGTATAGGTGAGAATTATTATATATTAAGCAGGATTATAGATTACAACTTTTCAGGGGAGGCAACACAGGTCGAGCTATTATTAGCCACACCAACAGGAACTAATTCATAATTAAATTAAAATGGCTAGTAAAACAGATAAGTACACGATTCAGTTTGATATGAAAGGCATATCTAAACTGCAAAAATATCAGCAAGGCTTACAAGCAACAAACAATGAACTTGCAAAGCTAAAGAAAAAAATAAAAGGTCAAATAACTGCTAATTCATCTCAAGCTGATAAGCTTACAAGGCTGACTGCTCAACAAAAAGTATACACTTCTCACGTTAGGAAAGGTATAACTGCTTTAACTGCAAACACGGCTGCAAAGAAAAAAAATACCGCAGCAGCAGGGGCTTCAGGGAAAGCTATGGCTGCTATGGGGCTTTCTGTAGCGGGTGCTGTTATGGCTTTAAGAAGACTCGGTACTTTTTTAATATCAAATGTTAAAGAGTTTGCTAAGTTTGAACAAGGTGTAAAAAATGTTACTACGCTTATGTCTGCAGATGATACAGGTTTGTTTAGAGGGGATTTATTTAAAGGCTCTTTACAGCTTAGTAAAGACTTTGGTTTTGCATTAGACGATGTTAACAAAGCTATGTTTAACGCTGTATCTGCAGGTGTTAGTGGCGGTAATGCTATTGAATTTTTAAATGAAGCGTCTACATTAGCTGTAGCGGGTGTTACCAACCTAAAGTCTGCTACTCTAGGTTTAACAACAGTTTTGAATGCTTATGGAATGGAAGCTTCAGAAACAGCTAGAGTCTCTCAAGTTTTATTTACAACTCAAAAGTTTGGTGTTACAACAGTTGAGGAATTATCTAAATCTTTAGGGGTTGTTGTTCCTTTTGCTGCTGCATCAGGAATATCTCTCGAAGAGTTAGGGGCTTCAATCGCTGTTACTACTCGTTCAGGTCTTGATGCTGCTAAAACCGTTACAGCTCTTCGTGCCGCAATATCTCAAATGCAAAAACCTGCTGCAGAGTCAAGAGATTTATTCTTAGAGTATGGAATACCTATTGGTGCTGCCGAAATGAAAACTGTAGGTTTTACAGAAACTCTTAGTAGGTTGAATAAAGTTTATAAAGAGAGTCCTGAAATTATTGAGCAGATGTTTGGTAATGTTCGTGGTCTTACAGCTATATTTTCTTTAGCGGGTGATAACGCAGACCAATATCAAGAAATATTAAAAGAGTTAAACGATGAAACTATTACTGCTGCAAATCTTCAAAAAGCATTAGATGAAAACATGGACTCAACTCAAATGGGGTTAGATAAACTTGGTACTGCTTGGGGTGCTCTTAAAGTTGCTCTAGGTGAATCTGAATTTATTGATGATGCTACAAGTAAGTTGGCTAATTTCTTTAACGTTCTTTCTGACGACAACATAAGCACTGCGGAGAAGTGGAAAAGCTTTTTTGAGAAATTTGCAGGCGGGCCGGGCTACTTACCTACTGAACAAATAAACGACCAAATTAGATTGATTGAAGCCCAAAGAAAATCGAGCACAAAAGCTGCCGATAAATTTGTAGAAGATTTAAAGAAATCTGAAGAGGGTGTGGAAACTATGAATAGAATCAGGGAAAGAATGGTTAAAGGAGATGGTTTTACTCCTGAAGATATTAAGTTTATGGAAATGGTTGCGGGTAAAGAAGATTTAGCTGAGTTTAATACTACACTAGCTATGATGGTTAAGTCTTACAAAGGAGCTTTAGATAAAATACAAGAGGAAGAGGATGCTGCTGCTGCTGAACAAGAAAAAACAGATAATGCAAAAACTAAAGCAAAAAGAAAGTATAATGAAAGAGAGCTTCAAGGAAGAAAAGATTTAGCTAAAAAGATAGAGGATATAACGATGAAGGGTGTTGAGTCGGGAGAATATCAAAATGTAACAGACCTTAAAATAGCTAAAGCAAAATATGCTGAACTTGAAGCCCTTGAAAATCATCATAAAGAACACGGGGGGGCTTCAGCTAGAGAGATTACAAGAATTACAGAGGGAATGTCTAAACTTAGAGTTGATATTAGAAAAAAAGACATAGCTATAGATGAGTCTAACACTAAAGGTTATAATGACACTCAAACAGAAATGGCTACTGAGTTAGCTGAAAGAAAGCAAGATATAGCTTTAGAAGAAGCTAAAAACAACGAGCTGACTAATGAACAAATGCGAATATATATGCTTGAGCTTGATGAGCAGTATTACATGGATTTATTAGAAGTTAGCGGTCAAAGTGCTGATGAAAGAGAAAAGAATGAAAGAGCATTAGCTGCTGTTCAAATAAAATTAGCTAAAGATGTAACTAAGACAGAAAGAGACCAAAATAAACTAAAAGAGAAGTATGCTAAAATGAGTTTAGATGTTATTGCTGACGCTGTAAAGGCTAACGCAGAAACTCAATTTGCAAATAAAGAAAGGGAGTTGGAAAAAGAACAGACTGTAGCTCAAGAGCAAGCAGATTTAGGTTTAATAAACCAAAGAGAGTTGAAGAAAAAAGAGAAAGCTATAGAAGAAGAAAAGTTTAACGCAAGAAAAGAGCATGAAAAGAAAATGCTTAGAATATCTTTAGCTCAAGAGCTTGCAAACCACGCAATAGGTGCTGCATTAAATCCATTAGCAGGTATAACTTTTGGTGGAGCTTCTATATCTCAATACGCTATTATGGCAGGTTTGGCTATGGCTAGATACGCAACAAACTTATCTGCGATAGAAAAACAAGAATTTGCTAAAGGTGGTTTAGTTTTTGGTAAGTCACACGCACAAGGTGGAGAAATGTTTGCCGTTGGTGGTCGTGTAGCTGAATTAGAAGGCGGTGAGGCTGTTATAAATAAAAGGTCTACAGCTATGTTTGGTGGTGCTTTAAGCGCTATGAATCAAGCAGGTGGTGGTGTTTCTTTTTCATCTCCTAATATAAACAATAATGGATTGATAGATTATAGTTTGTTAGGAAAGGTTATAGGTGGAAACACTAATGTAGTGCTACCTGTTGAATCTTTAAACAAAACTCAAAACAAAGTAAAAGTAAAACAAGAATCAGTTAGATTTTAATTATGGATTTATTAGAAGAGGTTATTAATGTTTGTGGGCAAAACTCAAGAGTTGTAATAGTTGATTTACAAAAAAAAGGTTTACTTGACAGGACTTTAGTAAGGAATTTTTTAATCAGAAAAGATTTTGATGACGCTTTAAAAAACGAAAACACAGACTTAATAAAGCATATATTTATAGACATATCAGATAAGTATGGTATATCTATTCGTCAAGTTCAAAGAATAGTATATGATTATATGAAGACAAAGTGTCAACAAATGTCAACACTAATTTAAATTAAATACTTATATTTGCATTATGGAATTTATTCAGCAAAAATCTTGGTACGCAATACCTAACATCGAGGCTAAAGGAAAGTCTACCGATATTCATATATATGATGAGATAGGTGTTCATGGTATTAGTGCAAAGGGTTTTTTGGAAGACCTTAAAGACTTAAAAGGTCAAGATATTATTGTGCATATAAATAGTTCAGGCGGAGATGTTTTTCAAGGCCAAGCAATTTATACTGCTCTTAAAAACTATACAGGAAAGGTAACTGTTAAGATTGAAGGTTTGGCTGCATCGATGGCAACTGTAATTGCTTTAGCTGCAGATAAAATAGAAATGACCGCTAACAGTTTATTTATGATTCACTCACCTATGAGTAATGTGTTTGGAAATAAATCTCAAATGAGAAAACAAATAAACGCATTAGAAAAGGTTGAGTCAACCATGTTAAATGTTTACACTAAAAAAACTAAGTTATCTGAAGATAAGGTTTCTCTTATGATGGAAACGGAAACTTGGCTTAGTGCTGATGAAGCTCTTGAAATGGGTTTTATTGATGAGGTTACGGGAAAAGTAACTGTTGTAGCAAAGTATGATATGACGGGGTTTACAAACAAAACTCCTGAAGATATATTAACAACCTTCGGAAACGAAGAATTAAAAACAGAGAGTAAAATGGACGAACAAACTATGACAAATTGGTTTACTGAAATCAAAAACCTAATCGTGGGTAGAGCAGAAGAATCTACTTCAACAGAGGAAACGGTAGAGCCTACCGCACAGACAGAAACAGAAACTCCTAAAGAGGAAGTAAATGTAGATGACTTAAAGGCTCGATTAGATGCGTTGACTGAAGAAAGAGATTCTTTATCTCAAAAATTATCAGTTCAAAAAGAGAAGTCAAACGAATCTAAAGAAGAGTTTAAAACTCAATTTGAAACAATGGCTCAAAGGATAGCAAAGCTAGAGGC